CCCCCCTGAGGGGAGACGGTGTGAACTAGACCTATTATTAATTAGACTAGACCTAAATTCAATTTTCTCATTCTATTATTTATTTATCCTATTACTACCCCATCCTTTAGGGGCAATTTTTCACTCACATTTAATGTATCTGCAAAACAAACTTATAAATCTATCGCTTTAATCGCTGACACCTGCCTATCAATGAATGCCACCGTGGGAGTACTTATGCCCCCGCCAGTAACTGTCACCCCACTCAGAGGCATGTTAGTTACTAATACCTTATTAGTTCTCATCACCATCACCCGTTGGTATGATGCTGTTGAGTCTGATTTGAGTTTGTCTCAGTAGCATTACTTGTTTCTTCGTTTGTTGTGTTGTTGTTATCATTATCTCTTATTATCTTATTGCCAGTATTTAAATCTTGTGGTGCCTTAGCCCTTGAATAGTTTTTAAATGGGAAAGGAATTGGAATGTGAAATCAATGTGTGTTTCTGAATGACGTAGAGAGTGTGAGACCCGGGGTGTCCCCACTCCCCCGGTAACCCTCTACCGTAGTATCATTGGTTTGGATTTTTCTCACGTATAGTCACTCCCATCTTTAGGGTAAATTTCATGTAATACGCAACGGAGAGGGGATTAATTTCATGTAATACGCAACGGAAACCCCCTTTGTTCACAGTCACTGTTTATTAAATTGTCAAGATGTGTAACAATGTTACCTATTTGATTTCGGTTTACTACAACAAATTGTAATGATAAGTTTTAAGGGCACCTTGGGTTCAGGCTTTGAAATTATCAAAATTCAATACGCCTTTATTATTTGATGGTTCAAGAAACTAAAAAGTGTTAATGTAGAATTATTGTTCTGATTGGAAGTTGTCTTTGAAGAGTTCAGTGAAGATCTCAAAAGCTTTTCTGACAGCCCACTTGGCTTGATAAACAGCGAAGGAATCATGTTCCGGAGACGTGTAGTCCAAATTATCAATGGCACTGTCAACATACATCAGTGCATAGAACAAGTACATCACTCTTTTTTGATCTGTTTCTTTCTCAATTAGTTCTCTTATCAAGGAGTTAAGAGTCATAAGTCTGTCTTTTAGTTCCTTTTTCATCATTAGGGAGGATTGATCTAAATACCCAGATGTATTTGCGAATTTTTGTCTTGTTTTTTCTACTAATTCCTCATAACTCATAGGATCACCTTAATTAACGTAATTGTTAAAATGTTGAATGGCTTTTCCGATTTGTTCTCTTGCAAAACTAATAATTGTTTTAGGTACAGCATAATCAAGATTATCATTAACAGAGTCAACATACATTAATGAGTAAATCACTTCATGTTTCTTTTCTAGGTCATTTTCTAGATCTGATAGATTGTATAACAGATTATGTAACATGTCTAACTCTTTTCTTAGATCTTGTAAGGAGATTGAATTGGTTTGATTTAAAAAACGATTTAACTTCATGAATTCAGATCTTATCTCATTAATAATTGATTCCATAGTTGACTTCACAATTAAATGTTTGTAAAAAGAGGTATTTAAACCTTTTGGTGTAATAAGAAAGAGTTAGAAAGAAAGTTAACTTTCGATTTCATCATACTCATCTTCTATTTCTTCATCAAGTATTCTCCTGGTAATCTCCTCCTCAACTTCCTCTGGTGTTAGTTTGATTTCAACTGGTGCTTTCATTTGGTATTCGTTAATCATTTGTCTGTAATTCTCTTCATTATTAGACTTTGGTTTGTCTTCTGGGGCAACTGGGTAATCATTATCCATTTCTTTGATAATTGGTACTTGATAATTATTCCTTATTCTATCTAGTAGAGTGTTAATTGGGATTGAAAGGTTTAACTGTAAAGCTTTGTCTAATGGCATTTTATAGATTCCGAGTTGTTGTCTAACATAATTTGATACTACTGCATCGATAGCTATTTTTGTGAAACCTATTAACATTCCATAATACTCAGTTATACCAATGAGAAATTCTCTATTTTGCCTGTATCTTCTGGAAAAGACAATTCTATCTATGTAATACTGTTCAAAGGTCTCTATGTAAAGATCATGATTCCAACAAGGCAATGGGTAAACTCCATCATCAGCGGTAAGGTAAATTTTAAGCATTTTGGGTTGTTTTGTAACTGCATTGATAACAAGTTTGTTAAATTCTTCATCATCAATAGCCTTATCTGGACCCTTTTCACTTATTATGTTTAACAAGGTCAAGAAATTTCTATACTCTGGATACATTTTTAGGTAATTATTATACCATTCGTTTAATCCTTCTATTATGTCCATGAATTTAGTTTCCATTGAATCACCTAATTAAAAATTACGAAATAATAGTATTTAAGTCTATAGGTTCAATCGTTTCTATGTATTTTCTCCATGATTTTGTATACTCTTTATGATCTATCTCATCTCTGAACATTTCTCCATACCAATAACTATTATAGATGTATCTTTGCTTTGTGTTTAATGGAGTGAAACTCTTTATTTGGTTTGTCAACAATCCCATAAGAACATTACTATCTTTTTCAGATAGAACCTTGAATTGTTGTAAGTTTCTAACCATTATTTTTGTTGGTATCTGTACTCTTATAATCTTTCCTTTTGCTAAGTTGTTACCGATGTATTCAATTATTTTCTCTGCAAGTTTTTCGTCAACATTGAATCCTCTTAACTTTACCATTTTTTCCTCAGGGTCTTCTAGAATGTATTGACCATTACCAATAACAATTGCGGGACCTTCTCCTTCCATCTTCAATTGCCCTAATTGATCTCCTACTAACTCCGCTTTGATAGGTTGCTTACTAATTACACTGTCGGTGAGATAAGAGATTGCATAAGGATCTACGTTTTGAATAAACGTTCTTCCTAACGCAGTGATCATCGAAGCATAAATAACATTCTGAAACTTTGCGTTAAAGCCTATTCTTTCACCAAATTTACCGTATGAACTGTTTAGAATTAATTTGTAAACTTTTTCAAGTGGGTTCTTCTGTTTCTTTAGTTGAAGTCTTTTGCTGTAAAGGTCTTCTATAACATCTTTAAAGATTCTGTGTTTTGTTATTCTGAACTTCATAGTGTAGTATTCGCCTACAATTTTTATGTCTTTTGACAATTCACTCTTTTGATCTGCTAATTCGAAATCAAAGAAACTACCTCTACTGTACATCATTCTCAAGAGCATTCCATTTGCCTTTGAAGCCACGTATTTTTTAGATTGTTTTAATGAGATTTTGTAAATGTATAGATACTTAACATCTTCATTGAATTCTGTCCCTCTTAAAATAGGTTCTTCATTAACCTCAAACCCTTTCTGAATGTCAACAAGTTCTAATTCTGGTAACCATGTCATCATGTAAGGATACATTGAATTAACATCGTATTTGTAAACCTTCTTGAACTTACCTAATTCATTACTATCGAACAAGCCTCCCTTGTAAAGTCTTTTGAGAGTTAATTCTATTTCAGGGTATGGTTTTAATCCCTTGACAAACTTTGATTGAACTTGTGAAATAATGTAAGAAATTGCCGTTCTAGGTAATGTTGTTTTAACTTGTATACCGAATAAACTATTCTTTAGAAGTGCAAGTTGATAAGTGGCAATTACATCAAGTTTGTTATACCTGGCAATTTCTTCAATGGTTTGTTTGTCATTAAAGTCAAGCTTATCAAAATTGACCCTTTTCTCCTTATCTTCTTTCCATTCTTTTAAGGTCTGATTATCGAATACATCAAAACCCAATTCCTTTAATTTATTATAGTATCTACTGTATGCCTCGAATAGGCTTTCGCTATAGAACTGTAAAAGATTTATAGCATTTATTGCTCTATCACCAAATAAGATTCTGTAGAAGTTCTTGAATCTTTTTATTCTAAAATTATCGGTAGAGAAAAAACTTTCCCCAGCAATTTTCTTTGCAAATTTGGAGTGCTTTCCCAGTAATACATAATTAGCCAATGAAACTGGTAAGTCATAGTCACCATAAAAGTAAGTTTCCTCGGTTAACAAATTAAGTGCTGTATGAACATCCTCTGGTTTTCTGATAATTACATACTTGTATTCTTGACCGTTATACGCTCCGAAAAAGATTATTTTACCATTTGTCTCAATGTCAAAAGCGCTCTGTTGTTTTTCCTTTTCATAAGAAGTATCATGTTCTTTCTCAAAGTTAATTTTGTGAACTGTGAAGAAACCACTTCTTATCTTAAAAGAAGGAACAAAATTAGAAAAATTATTTAGCTTTAACTGAACTTTGCCCTTTCCGTTATTGAGTATTTGAAGATTAGCCATGTATAAAAATAAGTTATTTAGATTTAAAAAGATTTTGGTTTAATCTTGACCTTAGGTAGGTTAGTAAAATTTGCTCACCGAAATTTTTGTCGCAATTTAAAGTGTAAACCTTGAGGTCACCTGTAATCATTATACATTGTTCTATTGGTATGTTGTTTTTCTCTAATAGATACTTATAAATCGATGTTTGTTTAGTGGCATAGGCTAAACTTCTATCTGATGATTTTATCTCTATTAACAACTTCTGTGAAGGAATGTAAACGTCTGGTGTGTAACAGATTTCCTCATTTTGAATTGTATCTCTATAAGATTTTTCTATTATTGCGTCATTAAAGGTTTGTTGTAATAGGTTTTCAATTGCCATGTGGTATAATTTTCCTCTTACAAGCATTTCTTCACTTGGGGGAGATCCATAAGAGATTATGTGGCTAACATGTATACAGTTATTGTCTAGTTCACTATCGACTAGATTTTTGAGTGTTGATTCTAGATCTTTTATCATCATTATTATTATCAACGAGTAAAAATTAAAAGTTTTACACTTTGCTAAGATAGTGGAGAAGTTATGAGTTATTTAAAATCATTAATGAGAAAAGTGCCTAAGTTACCAATAAGTAAAGTACTTACTTATGCTTATTTAGGAGACATTGAATACGAGATTAGTGTTGATAATTTTTATTTTGAGGATTTCTTAAGGTCATTAACTGGAGTTTACATTGATGATTACCAATACACAACTTTTGCCAAAACTATCACTGGAGGAATACATCCTAAAATTACATACAAGGGAGTTGTAATAGGGTATGATAATACTGAACACTATGTACATGTACCAGATTTTATTGCGTCTATGATTTTGCTTTACTACCCGATTAATGCGTATGTTAGTGGAGCAAAGTTATTGTTTAGTGTTGAACCAACAAGGAAAATTAGTGTATTTTATTCATTTGGTGAAAGAGTGAGAACACCATTCTATACCTGGGATAAGAATCCTCCATTTAGTAAAAAACTTGAGATAATTATGTACTTAATCGGTTATTCTGATGTGGTAAAAAGAAACGGTGGTGTAATAGTTTCGCCGGCGGAAATTGAGAAAAATGAAACATTTAAGATGTACTATTTCTTACCATTACTATACACTGCCTATTACTTGAAGAATAAACATACTTTTGTTAAATCACCGAAAACGATTCTAAAAATTTATGAGGAGGTTAAGGATAAATTAAAGGTACCAAATTTAACTATGGATAAATTATTGGAAATGGCAAATAGTGAAGAATCCCTTTTTAAGGGTGAGTAAGAACATGAATCTATCCTCCTCATTCGTTGAAGGTTCCATAATAGTTGCATTATTTATAGTTCTAATTTTTGTACTTAGAATAAGCTATTACGATGTATCTGTAGGCTATAAATGATAATCTCTTTTAAGGGTGAGTACGAACATGAGTGCTCTCGCAAATCTCTTTGCAGATCTTCCCCCAACATTTAAAGAAGGTGCCATAATAGTTACACTATTCATAATTTTAATTGTTGCACTTAGACTAGAGTATTTCTACATAGAGTCTATAGATCTAGAGTTTCAATGATAACCCTTTTTTATAATAGCTTAAGATGATGTACATTCCATCCGCTCTAAAATACCTCTTTATCTTTATTATTCTAATAATAACTTTAGTTATAGGCTATAAAGTTGTGAAGAAGTTTTTTATAGGTGTTACAAATGAACCTAACCCTACTGGCTGACATTGACCTTCTTATCAATCTAGTACTTCTCTTTCAGAAGAAACTCTCAATAAAAGAGGCAATCTTTTTCTCAGTGATAGTCTTCTTAGTGGTTGAAGCTTATTACTATTGGAAGAATAAAAGAAGCGAATCAGAATAAAGCTTAAATACCTTTTTTACAAGATAATTAATTATGTATTTCGTCTTAGAAGGTTTGGATGGTACAGGAAAAACCACATTTGCAAGTAAAGTAATTAGATCAAAAGTTTTTTCGAGACCAATGTACGTGTATTTCGAGAAAGAAGATAGTTATGAGAATACGAAAATGGCATGGGTATCTCTAATAAGACAACTTGATAAATTAAATGGGAACATTGTTCTTGATAGATCAATCCTTTCTACTATCGCTTATAATTTTGAGTATCGCCCAGAAAAGGAGTATGCAATGTTTATTGAACAAGAGTTAGAAAATACCTTAAATCTTAATCCAAAGAATGCTGTCTTTATTCACTTTGTGAAAGTTCATGATTCCAAGAAATTACTTGAATACGCAACTAGAATCGATGACATAAGAAACAATTATCAACTACTATTCAGACTATTAAGAAGAAAAGGGTATAAGGTTTTAGTGAATGGAGGGGAGAAGGATTTCGAGATTCTTTAAATCTTTTCTTCAAACTTTATAAGGCAATCAGCTATTTCTTCAAATCTATAATTTTCTTTATAACATTCTTCTTTTATAAGCTTAAAAATAAAGTCAACAATCTCTCTATCATGATCACTAATTTTCGTAGTTACTTTTTTTGCAAAAAGTGGTCCATGTTCAATCAAATCAATCTCTCTATCTAATTTCTCAAGAAGATAATCATCCGCTTTTTCTTTATCTTTTATGAGTTTATGTTTTTTCATCTTGGCATAACATTTTAATGTATTCAACCTTTTTTACCGCCTTCATCTTTAACTGAATAAATGCCTCTTTACCTCTAAGCCACTTGTTATACTCCTTCATCTTTTGCGTATACTTTTCAGGGACGTAAGGGACTGGAGGAGTTATAGAATAATGTTCTAGTTCTTTGTCTTGGCTCATTTCAGTATTATCGAAGCAAATGTCCTCAACTTCTCCAGTTTCCTCATTTATTAAGAATCCGTCTCGGCAAATCACTTTGACTCACCTTTTTTGCTATTAATGTGATTAGGAGGAGTTGGAAATCATCGTCATTCAAGCAATCCACGGCTTTGTCCAGAATTTTCTTCAGTTCAACGTAAACCTCATAGCAATCATCTTTCAATCATACCACCTCATCAAGAACCAATTTGAAATCTTCTAATTGATTAATGAAGTGACAAAATAACCATTCTCCCTCTTTTGGAGTACATCCAGGGTAAATTATTTCAACCGCTACTGGCTTACTAAAATTATTTGGACAGAGCGATCTACAACCTTCTAAAGGATTCTCTTTAAGTTCTTGTCCATTTTCATACACTTTTATCAATACTTCACCTAAACGGAAAATTTTCATAGAAATTCACCTCCATTATTATCATCATTCTTGTTTTTCACAGAATTTTCTGTATTCCCACTTGTTATTCCTTTTCCTAACATTCCTAGTACTGGGAGTAATTGATTTACTAGACCAGAGATTTCTGGGCTTCTCAATAGTTGTATTATCTTATCTATTGCGGAGGGCTCGCTTAGTGATGCTAACTGTTTAGATAGTGAGGTTACCTGTAGGGATGACTGTCCTACTAGATTAAGTTGTAATGCGAACCATTGTGGTAGCTTCATAGCTAATAGATCAAGCATTGTAAGTACTTGTTGTCCACTCACATACCTCAATTGGTATGTTTGGATCATCTCTCTTGCTAATGAGAATACTACATCTGTCTCTTTCATTCCCTTTTGCTTTGCCAAATTATCAATGAATTGTAGTTCCTCATCAGTGAAATACTTCTTTAACCTCTCACTCATCACCACTCACTTTTTTACTCTTTTCTATTATTGCTAAATCATCCATTACTTTTAAGAAGAGTTCTTGTAAATCGTTTACCATTTTCTTGAATTGATTATTTGTAATTTCTATAATCTCTTCATTCTCTATAACACTTTCATCATCTGAACTACAGATTGAAATGCATTCACGCACTAGTCTCACCCTGTTGTAGCATTTCTGCAAAAAATTCATCCCTATTAACTCCTAATTTGTCCAATGCCTTTAGAATTACTTGTAGGATAATCTTCAAGTCATCAAGGTCATAAGCTATAGAAGCCTTTATCGGAGCTTCTGTTACTATTCCAACTATCATAACGTAGTTATTATCAATTTTTGCGGGTAAGCTAAATGATCTATGCATGTTTTCTAATGTTTGAATTTGTTTCTTTATTTCTGCAGGCATTAAACTAGAAAACTGTTTTGCTTTTTTAAATACATCTTCTGGGACCAAAACATTTCCGGAAGGCATGATCAAATAGTAGTTCTTTTTACTTCATAAATTATTTCCTGGTGTACTTCTTCAGTAACATTTTTCTTATTTTAACCCGTTACTTACTTTGATGAGAGTTCTAAAAGAAGAGGTTTTAAAGGTATTAGAAAAAACTAGGTTTAGTTATGCACTACTAATAAAGAAAGACAATTCCATTATTGATGCTGTTTTGTTTGATGTGCTGTATCCTAAATTATTCGATCTAGTATTAAAGTATAAGGATTTTATACAACTACTTGGTGAACAGGTAACGTTTGAGATTATCAATCAAAAAGGTGAAGTGATAAATGTTCTAGAAATACCAGTTGCATTTAATGATGATTCGGGTAACATAACAAGAGAGCCATTACACAGGGGGTATCAATGACAACCGTAACTTTTTTGACAACTACACAATCCGGTAGTTACGATAGGCTTGCAATGAGGCAAGCTAATTTTCTAAAACAGAAGCTTAATGTGGATTCTCAGATTATTCAGATGGCGCATACTAGTTTTACTTCAATTAAGGGTAATGTTGTGGTTATCTACACAACTTTTAACGTCTATCCGGTTGTCATAAACAAATACAGAAATGCAATAAAAGGTAAGAAATGTATTGCCCTATTAGATTCTGCATTGATGACAATTCCCTATAGAAATCCCATTTTTCAGGATAGTATTTGTACTGTTTATACAACTTCTCAGTTTAACAGAGATAATTTTAGAACTCTGGGTGTTAAGATTCCCTATGTTGCACACTTTATCCCGGATCCTAATCCAAATGGTGTAATAAAGGGATTAACAGAAAGGCAATACGATTTTATTACGGTAGGAATTAATGAGTTTGATTTCGATAGGAAGGGTCACTATTGGAATTTCATTACACAGAGATGGGGATTTAACTCAGTATCAATCTGTAAATTCTACTGTTTTGGGGATCACGTTCAAGATTTACCTGATGATAAATTATGGAATCTCTACGCAAACACAAAATGGTATCTTGGTACTTCTCACTCAGAAACACCTCACTTACCCCTAATAGAGGCATACGCTTTTGGTACTCCCGCTGTATTTCTTGACGCTCACGAATTCAAATACATAGGAATTGGTATTAAGATAAAACCGGCATTTAGCTCTGTGAGGGGAAATAAGAATTTCTATTTTGCAGAAGTTGATTCTGAATCATTTATTCAAGCTATAGGTGAAACTGTAAAGGTATCTGAAAGTGATTATAGGCTTTTATCTAATAATGTTAGGGCAGTCTTTGAGAATACCTATTCTTTTAATAATAGAATAGATCAATTTAGGGCGCTATTCAATTATGCAATTTAAGCCATTATCTTTTTTTCTTAGAAATGGTAAGATTATTAGAAAAGTTGACTACGGTAATTACATTACTTATCAGATTCTTGTTGGGGATCGTCAGTTACTTATTGTTGAGTGTAGGGATAATCAATGTGTAGAAGTGTATTCTCTCGATCTGAGGAGAATTAATAAAAAGCTGTAAGGTATGGAAAATTTGATTTTGTTCCTAATCGGCATTATTTACGGTGCAGGTGGAGTGTTAACATTGATTTTATACAAAGATGTAAAAGAAATGAAATCAATTTTTGAACAAATACTTTCTCAAATGCAAGATAATGATGATGAAGAAACTAACAATTTTATGTAGTCTTTTTGTAGACCTATCTTTTCATCAATCTGGTCAGCCAACTGACCATGTCATTTAGATACCTAAATGTATCTAAAATCCAATGTGTAAATCCTCTAGCTACGTATTTTGATAATGTGAAGATAATGTCAAATGTTATTTTTATCATTGCCTTCAACAACTGTCCTACCACATCACTGAGACCTACAAAATTTGCCATGTCATCTTAAAATTGGTAATAAGATAACCATTATGTAGTGAAGAATTATGGCACAGTTTCTTGGACTTGGAGATGTAGTTGGGAATCTTCTTTATGAGGTAATTATGATTCTTTATAAGGTGGGTAAATTTATCACATTTAACATTCTTGATGGACTTGGAGATTTTATGGAGGTTGCTTTAGAATACCTAGTGAAATTTGTTTACCAGATAGCTAAATGGATACATAGGTAACCCATTTATGCGATTATAAGTATGAATACTCATGGCTAAACCCATTTACGTTAAACCACCTAGACAGGAAGTGGTAGAGGTAGAAAAAGTGGAAAAACCTAGAGTACAGGAGAAAGTAGTAGAAGAAGAGAAAGTAAAAGTTGCTCCTGTAGAAAAGGAAAAGGTTAAACAGACTTTTGATTATTCTCCTGAACAATCTTTATCTAGATTTAGAACTTTTGCTCCTAGTTACAGTTATGATTATGATTTTGCTCCTGAAGATTTTTCATCAACTTCACAAATCTATTCTCCAGCACAATCTTACGATTCAACATTTGCCCCAATAAGATCTACCTCCAATAGAAGAGTTTATTCACCATCTAGAATAACTAATCAGAGATACGCACCATCATTAAATAGGAGAGTTGCTTTCAAACCACGTCTCTTTGATAAATTACTAGCAATTTTCGCTCCTGAAACTATAGTTAAACAAAAGGTTGATGAAAAATACAAGCCTTATGATTACACATTTCAGGAAACAGCGATAATAGATACTTATGATCCTGAACAGTTAACTACAGTTGAAAAATTTGCTCCTAAAGATGAGAGTAATTTCAATCTTAGAATTGCTCCTGAAACTGACTTTTCCATAAAATTATCTCCACCACCTCTCTCGATAACATCAGTTAACTATTACGGTATTTTAAAAAAGATCTTAAGATGAGTCAAATGACTGATAGATCCTTATCTTATCGATTTTCACCTAGGATTGCGAGATTTCTAGGTAGGACCTATGCACCATCAGTTAGTACTGGGTATACTTATGCCCCAGCCAGAGGTAGAGTGAATAGTAATGCTTATAGCCCATCTTATTCTAATAGATCAAATTACTCTCCATCTACATACTTAACTAGTGATAATACCTATAGTCCATTTTATGATAGGAGAACTGATTATTCCCCAAAAGTTAGAACAAGTGATGATTATAATCCATTGACTTTTGTAGATAAAAAACAAGTCTATTCACCATTTGATTATTATGATCTTGAGAGGAAAAGTGATTACGCTCCTACCGACATTTACATTAAGAAACCTAAAGTAATAATAGATGATAGTCCGCTCAAATACTTAACCGCTTACAATAGATACATTTTAGGTCTCTTGAAGGTGTTGTAACATGAGCTTAATTGGATTAGATTTATTTGATTTTGTTAAAGGAATAGTATTACTAGCATTAACTAGTGGTGCTACCTATGCAATTGGTAAACAGTTCTTCCCTAGTAATTACTGTGCTATTGCAAGAATTTTACAGGCACTTATCCTATTCGCATCATCATTCCTATTTGATAGTGCAGGTGCATTGATACTTGGTATTATTGATTTGATAATAGGAGTAGGGAATTATGTTGCAACAACCAATAGTGCATTTGCATTTCTAGATCCAAATTTAGCTTAAGGTGATGGAAATGGAGTTCGTAGAACCTATAGCCCCATTGTATGGGGGAGAATACTCGACATCTGGAATAGTATCATTAAGTGTAGGAGTTGCTTTACTTATCCTATCAAACGCATTTGCATACGCATTGGTTAAAGCATTCAGCCTAGATAATTATTACGGAAGACTACTCGGTGGAATTGTATTACTGGTATTATCAATGTTACTTACGTTATCAACTTCATCTCTCGATAAGTTCAGAGGCGCATTTACATTTGCGCTTGGAGAGATCATTATAGGAGGACTTGATGTAATCAATGATAAGAATGGATGGACCTACCCAGTGGTTACACCTACTGTAGGGTGCTCATCATAAGAGGTGTCTAAATGAATCCATACCTATTTTCTCTTGTACTATTGATTGGTTTAGGATTAGAAGTATTCCTGTACATTAAGTTATACACAAATTCTCAATACAACATTTTCAATCAACTGTAAACGGTATTTTAACCCCGATAAGATGATAGGTATGTCAGCTATAATAGGCATGTTCCAAACATTCCTCTATGTCCTTACAGCCACAGTATTATCATTTACCGCATACGAGGTTTATGAACGTAGAGTTGAGAGACAAGAAAAAGCTGAAGTTATGAGAACACTAGTAGATGTCCATCATGTTAAAACAATCGGGGATGCTGTCGATAAACAAGATAAACAGACCCAGGCAAAATAAACTAACGTAAGACATGGAACCAATTCACTTCAAATGTGATAAGATAATTAACGTTTTTTATCCAAAGTTTATTCTATGTCTTGATGATTACCCGGGTGCGGGGTATGCTTTTACCAGACCCCCACTCGAAGTTATGGTTAGTAATGAATGTCCAGAAGGTTGGGATAAATACACCATGTATTTCTCACCATACCTACTTTGTGCCAAGATTATTCACAGACCCGTAATACTTACCTACAAGCGGGGAAACAAATTTTATGAAACTCGTCTAGAGCAATGAAAGATTTATTTTATTCACCGTAAATTGTATACTGATGATTAATGGACTATAACAATCTAGATAAATTCATGAATTATTTGAAAGAGAATGTGAAACTTGTAAGAGTAGGAGTAGTGTTTAATGCATTAAAGCATAATGGAGAATTTAAGAGCTTTCTCGGAATTAAGAAGTTAAGAAAATCAGTAATTTACAACTACTCTAAAAAGGGAATAATTTTAGGTAAAGGAAAATTAGTTATCTATGATCCTGATGAAGTAAGAAAGTTGGCAGATGAGTTCTTTAAAGACCTAATAAGATAATGACTGACGAAATACTTAACATGATCACAATAAGGATTCTAACCCAGATTATTAGTTTCGCCCCAGAATCGAAGAGATCAGTTAGTATCGACATTAGTCCAAAAACTAGATTAAAAATAGAATNNNGGGTGTNTAAAGTTATGGCACTTTTTTATGTTTTAATTTCTTCTCTTTTTCTTACCGCATTAATTTATGTCATTGGTAAGAGTCATCCTTCTCTGTTTATGTTTATTAACCTCTTTGTAAGTGTGGTTACCATTATCTATTTGATCTTTAAAGATTATGGTCAATACCTAATGGTTAAGCCAATTACTACTTAAATAGGGTATTAAGGTGAGTACTATGGCAAAGGAAAAGACATTATTCTATGCCCTAGTGGGTATAGGTGCAGTATTAGTAGTACTATCAACTACAGGTTATCTTAACAACGCATCAAATCTAACGATTGCAATACTATTTGCGGTTTTTGCTATAGGTTTAGCATCTATCTATGAATTCAGAGAACCAGAAATTGTGATCAAACAATTAAAGCCGGAGTTTGAAGAGAAAGTTGTGGGGTAGACTCTTTTTAAATGGTAGTAAGGTGATACATAATGGCTCATAAGCAAGGCGGACACAAGACAAAAGGTTTATCTTTCCCTTCTAACTGGACCGGTAAATGGCTATTTAGAGCGATAACTGCCACACCAAAATGGCAATTAGATTCAATACTTAATAGCTATAAGTTCAATCAATGGATAGCTTACGAAAGTATGGCATTAAACGGTTTACAGTTATCACCTAGAGTCAGTCCTGAGACAAACTTCATCAGGTCAGCTGAGGTAGGTATCGCTGTATCCTTAGCATCAGACATGTATGAACAGGTTCCACATAAAGTTCCCTTAGAGGATAAGGTTAAGTTATTGAAAGAAGAATTAGAAGTTCCTATAGTAGGTGACATGATAAAACAGATGACAGAAGCCGTTTTACCAGAACCTACACCTGTTATGCCACCTAACATGGTTGAGATTAAAGAACCTAATGTTGAATTTAAAGAAGCAGGGGAGAAAATCCCTGCTATAGCTATAAGGTGAGATAAATGGCGAGAAGACACAGGAAATCTAAAAGTAACACTGTTCAAGTAACCCCAGATGCAACGTTAAATTACATAACAGGAATCCTAACTGGGGCTAATAACTACATTGATGGACTATTAAGCGGTGCGAATTTATACAATGCATGGGTTACTCAAGAGAGTAGCCTAGAAGGTAAGGCGATTGGTGGATACAAACAAGATGCATTGAGGGATTACATGGATAATTTAAAGAAAGCTAATCCAAGACTGTATAGCGTTATGAGAACCGATCCTAAAGCGTTTATCGATGAACTTGAAAAGACTGGTACACTTGAAGGATTCCTTAGAGCAACAAATTATGAAAGATTAGCAAAGACTGATGATTACATGATAGGTGCTGGTTTGAAGTATAGGGACATGGTACCATCATTAATAAAGAGTAAGACCCCTGACACTGGATTAGCATTCTTACAGCAATACGCACCTTACGGCGCAAATACAATGGCAAGACTAGGAAACATTTTAAAGAGCGCTGTTAAGGTGGAGTAAGGGTGATCATGAATGGTTGAAGTTGTAGGTAGTAATTATTTTAATTTCCCTCCAACAACCCTTATAATTCTTGCACTCGGTTCAGCAATTGCCTATAAATTTTTAGGAAACATTAGTAGAAATGCTTATGTTCCCGCTATCTTAGGATTAATACTTATCTTCATAGGTCATGGCGGTGTCATAAGTACATTAGGTGCAGGAGTCCTGGGGTTAGCAATTTCAAGAGTAATTGGAACTGATGTATTCAAATTTATTAGTCAGGTGAGTGAAAGTGGCAGTAGTTGAGGCAGTTGAACCTGTAATTTACGCTAACGAGAAAACTGGTATTTCATTCGATTCTATAGTAGGCGCCGTTATTGCCGGTGTCATAGTAGGATTAGCAAAGAGTGCATTCTTGAATAAATTCCCAACCTATGTTGAGGTAGCTATCGGAGTTGCATTACTCATTATGTATGGACAGTATTCTATTATCAGAGGAGTAGGGTTTGTGCTCACAGCTGACGGAATTTATTCGTTAATTAAAAGCTACATACCCTCAACAAGTTAAGATACGTTTTTTCACACGTAACTCTTTTTTTATTTATCATTAAGGTATGAACTGGAAGAGTATTCTAGTTTATTTATTAATCTTCTCCGCTGGAGTCATAATTGGTAAAATAAAATTTGATGTTAAACTTAATAGAGGCTCTTGTCCCACTTCGACCATTCAAAAGTATCAACGATTATTAAACCAAAGCGAGAGTAGTGATTATCTATGACAGCCGAAGGAATAACCATTTTACGCTCTCCCACATTTCTCACAATCATTGTCCTACTGATGATCGTATTCGGTATTGCAATAGTAACGTTACTATCACAGTATGTATAAAAGTGAATGTTATGGGATTAAAAGAGAAGTTATTAGAGAAGGTTGAGGATTTAATAAAAACAATTATTATAAAGTATTGGTATGTTGATTTAACAGTTACAGCGGTAGCGTTTGCAATACTGTATCTAATCGAGAAAATGAGGAAGAATAAGACATGAGTTGTCAAATTTCGCCATCCCAGATGTGCCCCGGAAAGGCTTATCAAAATTGCAACCTCAACATAATGAACTTTTGGGAAATCATCTGTATCTACTACACCGCCTTACAAGGATCGTTTAAAGGAATACTGGCTAATTTACCAATTTTAGTTATTACTCTCCCCTTATTGCCCCCCGCATTGTTCTTTTACCTGATTTACTTATTCACACTTCCTATAGGAGACATCTTCTCTCTGTTCTTCCCTGCTCTAGAAGCGATACTAATACCTATTATGCTATTCTTCATTGTAGGAGTATCAAGAGTAAGACTTAGTAAGGTGTTCAAATGGAGATGATGAAAAATGTCGGAAATAGTAGAAGAAATACAAGAATTTTTTCAGAAATACAATGGCTTTTGCGGATTATTACCTCCATCTGTTGATAGTAGTATAACATCTTTTCTAGCTAATCTCCCCTTTGTCCTATTATTTTTGATTACTACCCCCATTCGTTTCTTCATTTGTATTTTCTCATCTATTACATCAATCAACATTACCTGTGCCGTCATAAATCTGTTTGCACCAGCTAGTATTATTATACCATTCATTACCGCACAATCACCCCCAGTATGTAGTACACAGTGCCAATACTGTAGTGCACAAACCGGTGAATGCGCTAATTATAATTCAGAAATAGCAAGTTATTTTACAAATTGCCAAAATCAGTTCTCCATACTTAACAAAGTCTTCTGTTTAATAGGTGTAACAATAGCGGACATTTTAAATCCCATCATTGCATTCATTAACCCCCTGATTTATTTAGCAATTCATAAAGTCATTTGCCTAAATACCAACCCTAGTATTTGCGGAATCTAAGGTGAGATAGATGGGGTGTACTGTTGAAAGCTTAGGAAGTGTACCATCATTAAGTGAGTGGAAGGGATTAGAACCAATTTGTAAAATCCCACCTAGTGAGCAATTTTCCGAAATTTCCTGTCCGTTATCAACACAATACCAATCATCGAAGTTATGTACTCTATTACCACCAGGTGTAACTGATTCTCTTATTGATTTCTTAGCAAACTTACCTATAATACTACTTTTTGTAGCTAGTGCACCTGCCAGATTTATCTATTGTATTGCGTATAACTTTCTATTAAACTTTGATTCGTTTATTCAAGGGATCCAATACTCCATCATAAACCCAATTATTGATTTCCTTACAAACCCTCTTGTGTATTTAACAATCGGATTATCTGATGGGGAGAATAACGCATCATTTAGTGTACCCTCTCTAGTAGGTATAATAAGTCAAGCATGCATGCCATCAATTGTACAAACCATCTATCAAGATTTAGGCACTGTGTTTTATGCTATAGGGTATGGTTTAGGATTTATTTTGGGACTATTTATAGATCTGTATGACATCATACTTTACTCAATCTGCTCTTTGGTAACTTTATCGTTATCGTTTGGGCTATGTTTATCTTATGACATAGTAGACATTTTCAAAGGACAGGGAGGGATTGAATTTACCATCTATCCATTCTCATTTCTGGCAGGATTTCTACAAAATTACATAAACTGTGGTTGTGCATTAGGTAGTTATCCATCAGCACACATTATCTTCTGTATGACTTTTGGTGGAAGTTGCCCAAGTGATTGTCCTTGTGGAATAGGATTCACTCCACCAACATGTAGCCCTATACCAACTGTGCCACCTCCAAAACCGTCTAGTGAATCGTTTACATTTATTGTAGAGGTTACCGATTTTGCTGAGAGTGTATTTAATACTTTACAAAGTGATTTTGAAGGTCTATCAAACTATGCACATGACATTTACAATGATTTATCTGGCGGTCTTACCGATCTTTCTAATTTCGCTCATGGTGCAATTAGTGATTTAGAACAAGACGTTGAAAAATTATTTAGTGAAGTAAGTGAAAAGAGTAGTGAGAGTTCATGATAAATAAATGGTCATTATTAAGCATTATAAAGTGTGATAAGATAATGAGCTACGCTAACAATAATGGGACTTTTCCCACTCCCCAATACATTTCCGCAATTGACCTTACTACTGAGAATAAACAGAAATTTACAAAGTATTTTAACTATACCGTTTTTAACTTTGCAAAGTCATTTTCTAATCCATTAATTTTACCCTTTACTATCAACATTGATGTTATTTTCCATGGTAGTATAGACCTTGGAGCAAACAAATTTATTTCTTCTACCTTCGCTGTTAATCAAGTTGTAGGTAGTAAATTCCACATAACCGGTGAAGGAACCTCATACTTTTGGTATAGATACGGAATAATCGATCCCGCTTCCTTTAACCTTATTTTACAAACCGCTATCTCTGATCAAAATTATTTAGTAGTAGATGCTTTACTCCATACAAGATCAATTACTGAAGCTATAGATGTTATTATTAACAACAAAAGCCTCTGGGGTATTATTGCAGAAGGGATTGATTGGCAATTAAACGAGATTGGAGCCAAAGATTTCTTTGCTTATTTGTCTAACAATGCTTATGATTCCAGAAAAGTAGCTCAATTCTCAACCATTTTAGCTTACATTGATCCTGATGCATTAACGAAAGTAGGAATACCTGTTTATACCTACGATAATCCAAATAAAACATTTGAAGTGTATCTAGAATACTTTCCGACCTCCTACCTAGAACCAATCTACTCAGAGCTAAATGTACAATCATCTGAGATTGGTGAGTTATTCACACAGTCATCTGAGCTATTCATTGAAACAAATTCTTTAAATCAGGAATTGGCACAGTTATCTGAAAATCTTATCCTGTTTACAAATGCTGGACAAATAGTTAATGAAATCCTAAAAATAACTCATCTGTTTAAAGCAGTATTGATAGTACTTAAAATCCTACAACATGTAGTAAAAACTATTTCACCAGTAAGCGAATTGACTATACTAAGTGATGTAGGACATACATTAGACGAGATTCTAGGAATGGCTAGTGAAGCAATTACCGCTTACACTAGTGAATTTGATACTAAAATTAGTAAGATTGATCATGAATTATTAGAAATAGCTAGCGAACTTGATACTAAAATTAGTGAAATTATCCCTAACATAAACAGTGAAAGTAGTGAAAGCAGTAGTAGTGAGAGTAGTCAGAGCAGTAATAACAGTGGAGGACTTTTAGGAGGTCTTTAATAACCTAACATAAACATCTTGTATTAAAAGAAAAATAAGGTGATAATCATGGAAGTACTCATCCTCATAATCATTTTCCTGTTAGTATTAACCTATACAACCTTTAACTTCAAAATAAAGTTTGAGATTAATAATAAGGAGGTAGTATTTTCAGTCCGTGAATTTAGTACAAGTGAAGTCAGTGAATCATCATGACCAGTAGAACTGTCCATAACTTTGAGAGGGCAGTACACCTAGTTATGCAAGGCGAACCGTTAGGTTGTGATCTTATTCATCTTTATTATGGTAAAAACCCCCAAATAAACGCTTTTATTAATTATCTTCTCTGTTTTTATTGTGAAGAAAAACCACCAAAGGAAATTTGTTACAAGAGTGTAAAGTATCTTTATGACACTGGTAAACTCACTCCCAGCGAATACACCTTTTTGATTGATAGGTTGAGAAAATGGAGGTAGTCTACCTTATTCTAATCGTAAGTGGTGTGGTCATTGGGAATGAACTCGTTATACGCATACTTAGGTCTCATTCTCTATCTATTCACAAGATGGTTAATCGAAATCATAAACAAAAAAATAAACAAAATCATAAAGTTATTACGTCAAATAAGGAGAGAAATTAGACATAGTAGAAAAGCTTAAATAAGTGTTTTTCGAATTAGTATTTGGTCAACCATGACAGAAAATGGTGAAAAAGAACAAGTTTTAGATGGGTTAAATTTAATAGATACTCTTTTTAGTAATCTTGAAGACCTTATTTTTGATGTTTATGATAAGGTAAAAAATAATGATGATGTTGGTAAAACACAAGAAATTGTTGATGCTGTCAATAGATCAATCAGCACTATTAGAGTTACAATTGAATACATAAACGATAACATTCAATCTGGTAAAGTTAAAGATGGACTTGAGTTTTACAATACATGGATTACTTACTTAAACCGTACCCTTAATCTTTCTATTGATGATGATAGATTATTAAATACTATTTTTGCTATTATAACTGATGTTATTATTGATGTCTATAGGTCATTCAGAGACTTCAAAAAACAAATTGAAGAATCAATCAATGGTAATAAGCCTATCACAACTGGTGAAGTATGATGGAATACCTATACAAGCTAAATGATGAAATGTTAGATTTGACAAACTACTTTTTTAGTTCTGAGATCAATGTAAATACATTAAGGGATAAACTTACGGAGATAGATTATACATTAACACTATTAATTAAAGAGAGTTATGGAAAGGTTAAAGAAATGCTAATTAATGCTCAAATCTTTCTTGAGACCATTATTGCTAACTTAAGTGGCGAACTAAGTGAGGCAGTTGACCAATCATTAGTGGGGCTGAGAAAGGTATTTGACATTATCGATCAAGCCTATTTTACCCATAACCAAAACATTTAAATACCACAATAGACAGAATAATAAAATGACCAAAAATGGACAAGACTTTAATAAATCATTTAGAAGTAAGCACATCCAACTTAAATAGTGTATCTTATAGTGTTTTTTCGACAATTAGAAGTTTAATCGAATCTGGAAGAACCTTGAATGGTGAAGAATTAACTCTTTTATTAAAAAGTTTCAAATCTCAATTTACTGTAACATTAGACGACTTACAGTACGTGTACCATGAATGTGAGGTTAGTGATCCTATCTATCCCTATTTAAATTATTATGATGATGTACTAAATTCTGCCTATAGTTCTTTGGATGAGCTTATTTATTTGATTGAAAAAGAATTCGATTATAATTATCCATCACTAGAAATGCTGATAAAAAGCACATTATCATCGATACAAGACGTGATCTACTTTGTACATGAGTGGTTTGCTAAACTGAGAGATAATAATGAGCTTACTAATACTCCGGAAGAGCCAAATGATAATAATAATGAGAATAATAATGAAAAAGAATCTAATGATGAGAATGATCAAGAGAATACTGAGGATGAATCTACTAATAATGAAGATAATGATTATCCAAAGGATGAACCAGATGAAGACTTCTATCCTCAAGAAAAGTAATGTTTTTTCCTAATTCATACTCCTTTTTTTATAACTTATTAAGACATGGGAAATGATTTCTCAAGTCCTTCATTAGACCCTTATCTGTTAGATGCTTTAGAGCACTATAGTAAGCAGTATAAATACGTTGTTGATCAATTCGAATTTGGTAAGGCAAAAGATCCCTATGATGCTATTGATTACATTAGTGGCTTAATGAAAGTTATAAAAGATGTAGCTAATGAAGATTTTGTTGAAGAAAGAATAGAAACTCTCAGAACTGTTTACTTCCAGTTAGGCAAAGTCTCTGATAACATTGTTTGGAATTATGAGGTACACAGGTACTATGAACCTGAAAAAGTCTTATCATTTATTGAAGAGATGAATTCTGTTATCGAAAAAACTTACGGTAGAAAACTCGGTTAAAGGTGATAAAAATGGTAGAAGAAAATGTGAAAAGATTTAACCAAATAATTGATTCGTTATTAGAAGATGTTAAAAGTAGGTCAAGTTATGAACCTGAAATTGCGAAAAACATTAGAAAAGCTGAAATCTTTCTTGTAGAATTTGCTAAATCAGACATTAACCCTGAATGTATTAACATTCTTCATAAGGCATTTAATGAGCTTTCTGGCGCATACTATACAGTTAAGTGGTATCAAAAAGAAGATGTTAGTCATGTTATTAAAGTTCTGAGAGACAAATTCAAAACTGCTAAAGAATTAGTATCCGCTCTTGATTCTAGTACTTGTTCTACTTGATCTCTATTAACCACAAACTTTTTTAATCTTTGTTTCCACTATTATACTTGATTAACATGTCCGGAATTAATTTCGTAGATAAATTAGAAGAAATTGGGGCAAATTATTCAACCCATTTTCCTTTAGTAATCTTGAACTCGGGTTACAGGATCGATAAAGGAATAGTTATTTTTGGAAAGAAAGGTTGGCTAAGAATTAATGATCCTATACCTATTATGTTAAGTTATAACACCCTTATTTTATTAGATACTCCTAAGAAATACATGTTTGGCACTTACAAAAAAGTAAGACAAGGCAGAAAATTTAAAAACTATTCAAGGGCTAAGGCACCACAAGATTTAAATACTGGCAATAAGATAATAAGAGATAATGATAACAACAACACAACAAACGAAGAAACAAGTAATGCTACTGAGACAAACTCAAATCAGACTCAACAGCATCATACCAACGGGTGATGGTGATGAGAACTAATAAGGTATTAGTAACTAACATGCCTCTGAGTGGGGTGACAGTTACTGGCGGGGGCATAAGTACTCCCACGGTGGCATTCATTGATAGGCAGGTGTCAGCGATTAAAGCGATAGATTTATAAGTTTGTTTTGCAGATACATTAAATGTGAGTGAAAAATTGCCCCTAAAGGATGGGGTAGTAATAGGATAAATAAATAATAGAATGAGAAAATTGAATTTAGGTCTAGTCTAATTAATAATAGGTCTAGTTCACACCGTCTCCCCTCAGGGGGG